GGTATTCACCTACTCTCAGGCATATCCTGTAGTAGTCTTCGGTAAGCGCAGCTATCGGCCAGAGGGCCGGACAGAGAGTGGTTATCGTAGTAAGAAACAATACAATGACCTCACTGTTCCTATTGGCATGTCACTACTAGACCCACTGCGAGTTATCCCAGTAGGCTCATTCATGTTCGGCAACGAACAGCTTGTCTATATTGCTGACAAGGCTGAAGTTGATGGATTCAACTCTAACCTAGTTGAGCCTAAAGACAAGGTTATGAGTCAGATTATCGACCGCGAATACATTCCTTCACAAGAAGAGCAGAAGCAGATAAACGATCTGGTTGGATACAGCACAAACAGTCGTCTCTTCGCCTTGAACCCTGAGAACTGCTGGCGCATTACGGCCACACGCCCTGATTACATCCGTTTCGCTGATGTTCGAATGGAGTCAGTGTTCGAGCTTCTTGACCTCAAGAACCTTCTCCGTGAGATGGATCGTCAGGCTCTCATTGGTTCAACCAACGCTATCATCTTGGTTAAGAAGGGTTCTGATCAGTACCCCGCCAAGAAGGGCGAGCTTGATAAGCTAGCCACGCAGGTTAAGAGCACCGCTCGTATGCCTATCATTGTTGGCGATCATCGTATCGACATTGAGATCATCACTCCAAAGACTGACAAGACACTAGCCACAGAGCGTTACAATGGTCTTGACTCTCGTATCACTGCTCGACTTTACCAGCAGCTTTCTACTGGTAACTACAGTACTGGTACTGCAACAGATGACTCTATTAAACTTCTTCGCGTAACTGCTTCTTCTATGGAAGCCCGTCGAGATACAATTCGTGACTCACTGATGAACAAGGTGTTCTACAAAACTTGGGAAGCAAATGAGCTTCTAGTAGACAAACCATTCATGCAGTTCTATCCTCGCCGTATTGCTTTGGACTTCGATCCAAACATCGCTACATATATTCAGGATCTTCGTGACCGAGGCGACATCTCTCGCGAGACAACACTCGGTGAGCTTGATATCGATCAGAATCGTGAAGCTGTCAAACGTGAGCGTGAAGCCCGTCTCTTTGATGAGGTATTTACTCCTACTATCGTTCCTTATACAGCACCTAATGCTGACAACCCTTCCAATCCTTCTGAAGAAGATCCAGAGGAAACTCCAGTTGAAGATCCTAAAGTTGGGGGTCGTCGTAAGGGTGGTAATAAGAACGGTGGAGGGGCTAATCCCAAGGGTGGCAGGAAGTGAAGCTAAGGCTCACTACTGTCATAACCGTTATTAGAGAAATGGAGGCATCATGACTATTCTTTCAAATACAGAACGCTCATATATGATGACCAGCACCGCTTATGTCCTAGATTTGGACAAAGACGTTGCGTCAGCTTGGGCAAATGATCTCATCTACAAGAACCCAGCACTCAAATGGATTGTGGGCAATTATGTAGAGGCTGATAACTCTAACTCTAACGGCCAGTACTGGTCTCTTGAGGATCTTCAGCTAAAGAGCGCAACTGTAAATCATGGTCCAATGAATATCGCCCATGTTGCGAATGATGTTGTAGGAACTTATGTTGGTTCCGAGCTTCTTTACCCAACGCAGGCAGGCCAGCGTGCATACATTGAAACCGTCGCTGCCATGTGGAAGTACTATTTCAATAAAGAGACTGCAATCGTAGAAGCTGCTCACGCAGAGGGCACACTATACCAGAGTATGGAATGTGTTTCTGATACGGTTACATGTGTTCCCCACAGTAAGTCAGAGCAAGAAGAAGCTGCTAGTCCCGCATGTGGACAGACCTTCCCTTATGATGGCCCGTATGGCGCATACTGTGAACACATCGAAGCCGGAACAGCAGCTCGACAATTCGATAACCCACACTTTCTTGGTGGAGGATTAATCATTCCACCATTGAAGCCGGGTTGGCGTAATGCAGAGATCCAAGAGATCTCTACACTAATGAATACAGATATGGCTGAGTCCGTGTCAGAGCAGGTTGCTGTTGAAGCTTCCCACCTTGACGACTCTCAGCAGGAAGCCTTAGCTCAGGAAATTGTTCTTGAGGGAATGGTGACCGAAAGCGATAATATTAAGGTTGCAGAAAAAGCTGGACGCCTCCTTGGCATTCTAGCTGCTCGTAAATTTTGATTTTATAAAGCTTATGTCCGTAATATAGGGTGTCTACATATTTTCTGATATGTTGGCGCTTACTCACGAAGAGGCAGAGTGCCCCTTCATAGAAAAACATCCTACGAAGGGGGTGTCACGATATGACCGATTACACTGAAGAAGAACTCACCGCAGCCGTAACCGCAGCACTAGCTCCCGTAGAGGAAGCCGCTGAGGCCAAGATTGCAGAGCTAACATCAGACCTAGAGGCTCTTCGTGCCGCTGACGAGACCACAGCAGAAGAAGCAGAAGCTCAGAGTACACTTGAGGCCGCACTTGCAGCCACAGATGTTTCTGAAGCCAAAGCTCTTGAAGCTGAAGCTCGTTTAACTGAAGTTCTAGCTTGGCTAGACTCAGAGGCAGAGCTTGTAGAGATTGCTAAGTACCTAGAGGACGTTAAGGCCGAGCGCCTTGCCGCTCTTGAAGCTGCTGAAGTTGCATTCTCCACAGAGCGCATTGAAGCAAGCATAGATCGTTGGGTCGCAATGTCCGATGAGGACTTTGCCGCTCTACTAGAGGATCTCGCAGCAGTCAAGACTGTTGAGACATCCGAAGAGGCCGTTGAAGAAATCGAAGCCACCGAAGAAGAGGCCGAGACAACTGAGACAGCCATGTCAACTACCCGTTCCGAAACAGCATCAGCAACAGAAAGCGCAACCTCCACAGTGTGGGGCGCTTCTCAAGCCGGTGTTAATGTTCGCGCTCTCACAATCCGATAAAGGAGATTTATCATGAGCCGTAACTTCTCATTCCGTTCAGCCCCAGTAGGTGGACAACGTGCAGGACGCTTTTCAGCAGTAGCATCAGTCAACATCGGTTCCGCCGTTGTAACTGATGGTTCTACAGACGCTGATGGTGGACTCGCAGTAGTCGCCGCAGGTGTAGATGCAACCGTTCCCGCCAATGGCGAGGGTGGACTTGCAGTTTACGAAGCACTCTTTACCGATGGTCCAGCCGAGTCACCATCTGACGTTATTGCATCCCCAGCGGGCGCAAAGCTTCAGGTTGTGTCAGGCGATCAGGTTAAGGTTGTTCTTACCAACTCAGCAGACCTAGCAATCGTAGATGTCTCCGGCCTTGCCGTAGGCGATCCTCTTTCACCAGCAGCCGCTGGTACTTGGGCATCAGCTACTAACGCTTGGATGACTGTCACATCAATCGACGCAACTGTTTCCGGTGAGGAAATTGTTGAAGCTCGTCTTACCTTCTGATAGGAGCATATAGCATGTCTACTTTTCACGCACATGATCCTGCATCCGTTCGCGAAGCTGCACAGCAGTTGAACGAAGAGGCAGCCGCCAATTTTGCTGATCCAGCATGGCGCGCCGCTAAGGCCGCAGAGATGACCACAAAGATTTACGAAGATTTCACCTATGACAACATCCTAGGCTACATCGGTGCAACCGAGAACCTTAACACTGACGATCGTTCATTCGTTCGTGAAGTTAAGGGTCTTGAGGCATTTTGGGTAGCCCGTGGTGGTTACATCGAACAGTCAACCGTTAAGACTGACATCGTGGAGATTCCCCGCGATACAGTTGGTTTCCATGTTTCTGAGAACGAGGAAAAAATGGAGACTGGCTTCGCAGAAGCTTCCTCCACTATGGTCGGCCTTGGTGTCGATCGTCTTTCACAGGCAGTAAATGTCCGTGGCAAGGCTCTCCTTGACGCTTCTCGTGACGTTAGCAACTCTTCAACTGGCGCAACCCAGCTTAATGACCTGACATCACTTAACAATGCAATCCGCACTGTTAAAGATGAGACCAAGAGTGGTGCAATCACCATGATCGGTCGCTCAGCTACAACAGAGGCCGTCCTTGACGCCATTGTTGGTGCAAACAACGGCGCTGGCTTCCTTCCAGAGACAAACGAGCAGATCCTACAGACTGGCGTCCTTGGCGTCTACCGTGGTGTGAAGATCGTTACTCTTCCAAACAACCTTGACGGCAATGGCGCTTCCACATGGGACGCTGATGACCTCTATGTTGTAGCCAATGACACTGCAAAGTTCGCCTACTTCGGTGGACTCAAGAGCCGTGAGTATCTTGAGCAGGATAACTGGTACTGGCATTACATTGCCAAGCAGGACTTCGGTGGTCTCGTAAACCATCCAGAGCGCGCTTGGAGAATCCATAACGCATGATCCTTTGATCTAGTGTTACAGATTTTTGGAATTGGGAGGGCTTCGGCCCTCCCTTTTCTAGTTCTCGCACAGGATGTCACACATCTATGGTATAATAGTGATTCCTAGGTAATAGAGAGTTCTCGATATAAGGAGAGATTATGAGTGTAAACGAAGAATGGACCAATGTAGGCGAGGGAATTAAGTTTGTTCCTCACACCCTACCCACAGGACAGATACGAAATATGTTGATTCGGTCAGGACAGACATTCAAGGTAAAGGCAGAGGATCGTCAATACTTCCAAGCTCACCATGAGGTGACTCCAGAGGGCGACCATTACACTAATGGAACGTTCCAGCCAGTGAAGCTTGTCGAAGATGCTGTAGACTATGCAGAGATCTCAGATTCAAAGAATCATCTCAATGATGAAGAGCTTTTGGGTCTGATCAAGGGCCGCACAGATGCTGTCTCTGCTCGTATAGCTGAAATTGATAATCCAGATACACTTGCCCGTCTACTCGTTCTCTGTGAAGAGAAGGATACTGCAGGGTCAAAGGTTAAGGTTATCGAGTCTCGGTACGCAGAGCTAACAGCTTATGTAACTGAGGGTCTCGAAGATGGCATGGAGACAGAGCAGAAGATTTCCTAACTCACCTTACAGTTAGTGCGATTGGGCGGGCCTTTGGCCTGCCTTTTTGCGTTCTAACCTGCCGTTGATATATCTGACGGAGTATCTAGGAGATTTCAGATGGCCGCTGTTGATATCACAGATCTTATAGAGAACCTTGAAGGAATGCTGACCATTCCGGGTCAAGTATCCCCTTATGACGCAGCTACTGATGCTGAGTGGACAATCAAGCTGGTTAATGCCTTTTGGCGAGCAGTGCTTGATGGAGTCATTGAGGGATACGATATTGATGAGGATGGTCTAATTACTCCTACATCTGGTGATACTACCTTCCCTCGCGAATATCAGCAAGTTGTTATTCTTTATGCCGCAGTAAACATTATCCAGAATCAGCTTCTAGTCCTCAAGACCACCTTCAAGGCTCAAGCCGGAAGTGCCTCTTACGAAACTGGACAAGCAGCCACGGTCCTTACTGCCTTGCTTGAAATGATTCAGCAGGATAAGTCAATTCTCCTTGAACGTCTTAGTGATGTTGGTCCAGATGGATCTTCCTATTACTACGACTCTACATGGCAGCGTAGAGATAATCAGTATGAGCAGACTAGTGCTTACTGGGCAGGTCACTAATGGCCGTCCCTACAGATCCCGCCTTCGGGTCAGATTTTGATGCAGACGCCTTTCGCCAAGCCATTACTTCCACTATGGAGATGGGCATGGCTACAGGTGCTGAATATACTGCGACCTTCTATTGGGATCAAATCGCTGAATACTCCAATGGAGTAGATATCTCTACTGTGCCGTATGACTTCACGGAAGAACCAGAAAGCATAGTACAGGCAGCGACTACTCTCGTAGTTCCACTTGTTACCGACTTCAACTCTGAGGCTGGAAAGCAGTTTACTGCTCTGGGCCAGATCGATAGAGTTAGCGCTGTAATAACAGTGCTTGACACCTACTATGAAGACATCAAAACTGCTGATGGTGTGAGCTTCGGAGAAATCAAGTACTCGATAGATTTCATGGAACCAGCCATTGGTCTGTTCTCTGTTAACCTCTACAACATCCACTGTTCACCTATCGATGGGGGAAGTTGATGAGCGCTGGTTTGAATCTTCGATTAATTAATGACAACCTTATGAATCGCCTCACTACTCTAATAGAGACTTCTGGCTGGAATGATGCTGGACGTAGCAATTCCCCAGTTGAAGTGATCAACGAAGATCCTGATCTAGAGGCCCCTATTGAGCCTAATGATAACGCTCTTATCCCTAATCAGGTTACTCTGTCTATTGAGGGACAAAGATTCTTCCCCGGTGAGATTGGGTCAGACCTAGTTGAGGCCCAGTCCGTATGTATCGTTGATGTATTCGGAGAGAACGCAGCAACCGCATTACATCTTATCGGTGATATCACCGCAGAGTTTAAATCCCCAGATCGTCTAGACGTATACGATCTAACACAAGACCCTACGCCCACTGACCCAATGTTCTACTGTAATCTTGATAACTTCTTTTCGGAGAAGCCCCACTTGCAGCGAGACAAAAGCCGCAAGAATTGGTGGGTACTTTCATTCGTGGTGGAGCGTGACACCTACGCTTCGCAGCTATAAGGACTGATAATGGCTACACTACATAACACAATTGAACGTGCAGCTAGCGCTGGCACCACAGCTACCGTATCAATAGAACTGCTGTGGGATTCCACTGTTCAAGCTGCCGCCTTCAACACAGTTGAAGAGCGTACAATCAATGGCGCAACTAATACCGCTACTGATCTAACCGGGTATTGGGAGTTCGATGATGTCGATCTCAATGCCAACGTTTCCCCCACTGAGAATGTTTATATGGTCACAGAGTCCATAGATGACACGGTAACAACGGACGATATTGTCTACTATGTGACCGTTGTTTCTAGTGGAGACAATTGGATTGGTGACGTTACTGTCACGAAGCCTATCTGGATCGAGGACTGATAATGGCTGGCAACGCACCACTAAAGGCAAAACTTGTCTCAAGACGTGGAATCACATTCAAATACGATGTTGTCACATCTAGCGATATTACTGGTGAACCTCTGGACACAGACGGCTATGTGGCTCGTATGCAGATTCGTGATGGTTACGGTGGCGATCTGATTGCTGACTTAAATACCGCTAATGGCGGAACAGTCTTTCCCGGCTTGGGAATTTGCCGCATATTTATCTCTGCCACCGATACCGAAGCTATGACAGTAGGCTCATATCGATATGACCTTGAGATCGAAGATGCTGGTGGCGAAGTCACACAGCTTATCTACGGTTCATATCAGGTTAAAGATTCAGTTACCGAGTAGGAGTTGTGATGGCAGTTTCCGTAAATACAAATACAAATGCACTAAACGTAGTTCTTGCTGGTTCGCAAGGTGTTGCTGGTGCTCGTGGAGATCTTCCACAGACTCCAGTGGATATCACTTGTGTTCCATCAATCACAATCGATTCTAGCCAGTCTGCGGTTTATCGCATCCTAGCTGACCAAAGCTTTACCCTTGAAGCACCAACCAATGGTGTAGATGGACAAAGAATTATTATCGAAGTACAGCAAGATGGAACTGGATCTCATCCAATGACTGTCGGTGCTGGTCTGAACGCAGGCCCGGTTTCGGTGGTCTTGTCCTCAGATCCTGATGCAATAGATCTTCTTGGTCTCATGTATCGGGAGAGTACTACAGAATGGCTTATTATCTCTTTCGCTAGAGGTTACTAAACCAGACTGTGACGACCGTTATTTCATAAGAACGCCGACATATCTTTAGGAGATTACTATGTCATTCCTTACATACAAATTCAAAGAAGAAATGCTAGACGGTACTTGGGATCATTCCGGTAACGTCTACGGTGCGCAGCTTTGCACCAGTGGATCACTAGAAGATGCCACAAATCCAACAAGCGCAGACATCGTTGGAGCAGCCACAGGCACTACAATCGATCCGACCATCACCAGCCCAACTGCACTTATGGGTGTATTTAATGGCCTTGACGTTACCTTCGTTGGAATCAACGGCGGCGGCGCTGCTGGCGCATTCGTCATGATTTCCATCTACGTGAAGAGCGGCACAAATGCTCTCCGCACAATGGCACAGATTGACATCACCGAGGTAACGCAAACTGGCGGCAACATTGCTGTTCAGTGGGATAATAGCTCTGACCTTAACGAACAGGGTCTTGGCGGTATTTTTGCAGTCTGATCCATTCGGATCAATCTCCTAAAGGCTGGGAGGGGGTTGTAGCTTAGCGGCTCCCCCCTCCCATTCAAGATTAAAAGGGACAGATAATGTTTGAAATCGCAGAAAATGATGGTACGCAAGACGAACTCCTGAGTCTCATTTCTGCAGCATCCGTCATCGACTTGGGTGTCCAAACCTATATGGCTGGCACCACTTCTGGCCTTGAGTGCACTTACTCAAGCGGCATGACTATTGATATTTCCTCTGGTTACTATAGCCTGCTACGTCAAACTTATGCATATGCTGGTGGATCTGTTGTTATAAGCGCAGGTGACGTTTCTGATGATCGTATCGACATTATTGAAATAGATGATGCTGGCACAGTCACAGTAACCGAAGGCACTCCCGCAGATCCTCCCCGTGAGCCTGCCCGCAGCACTGCGAGTGGTTATCCAGATCAGGCCAAACTTGCTATGGTATTAGTTAAGGCTAATGACTCTAGCTCCCTGTCAGCCACTGGAACTCCAGTAGCTGATCGTAGAACATTCGCTCAGTTTCAGCCATTCATGCTTAACGGCACAGTCGATCCGACTGGCGTTGACGGTGTTGACGGTGACTTCTACATGAACACTACCACTAACGTATTGTTCGGTCCTAAAGATGCAGGCTCATGGCCTACAGGTATAGCTCTTGCCGGTCCTATCGTGACTGTGCAAAGCAACTGGACAATAGGTGATGGTGTCCCCGCAGGGACTCCTTCTGCTGCTCGTGTTCTACGCAGGAAGTGGTGAGTCGTGGAACTAGGATATGATGGCAAACTACGAGCCATTACAGGCACCGTAACGGGAACTGTAGCTGCCCCCGGCCTTCTCTATTTCGGTCTTCTCTCAGCCCTCCCGGCTGACTATGCTGGACTAAGTATGACTAACCTTATGGATGTAGGTGGAGCAGACAACGAACTTTCTGTTACTAATTTCTACATCCCAACTACTGGTAGATCACTGTTTACTCCCGGCACAGCTACCGCAGATGAAAATGGTGGTATAGCCTCTAATTCTAATGCCATTACAATCTCTAATAGTTCTGGCTCTACTGTTGGTATCGCCGGGTTCTTTATTTCTACCTCATCCGCTCCAGCGAGCGATGGTTCCGCAGAGGTTCTCTGGGTTGGCCCAGCCTTATCTGGCTCAGCTAGTGTAGACGATAGTGCAGATCTTGCCTTCGGTATCGGAGGAATCACCCTTAAGGTGAAATAGTCTTATGGCCGAAATTCTAGAACTTGTCTCCATAGATAGTGCCCACTCAACAGAGGCTGGTAATAGTCTCACTAATGGCACTACTGTAGTCTATAAACAACAAAACGTTGGCTCTAGTTATTATACTGGACTCATCTGGCATATTCCAAATACCATCAACTCCACCGATATTAGCGGAGTACGATTTAAGTTCTACGTCAATCAATTTGGCGGTTGGTCTCCAACCGCTGGCATTAAGGTCATCCGAGAAAACGCCCTGCCTTTCGGCAATGCTCCTGATACTCCGGGCACCTACTATACTGATGCTACGTCTTCTACTAACATTGTCTATACCACTACATGGCCCGCCAGCGGGTGGATCGATTATGTGAGTCTTACTCTTGCTGACGTGCAAGCAGCGATGGATGATGCTGGACATGACCATGCGACAAATGGGACCGATCTTGCGGTCAGTCTTGCTCCAGACCATGATGCATCCGGTCAGCAGATCCAGATACGGACAGAAACTTGGACTTCCGGTGGAGCTACCCCTCCCACTCTAGAACTCACGTATACGCCTGAAATCGTGGCCGATGGCGATTCCATATCTTCTAGTATCATGCGACCTAACTCTAAACAGGTTGCTCGCTGGCATGGCTATGACGCACCTGTGAATTTTAATTACGGTGGTTATGTATCGATGATGTCAGCCGGTCTGGGAGACATTCCTATGACCAATGTAGATGGAGAGAATCCATTCGGTGCCCTCTGGACTGCAGCACAGGGCAATCCCGCCGGTCCTCGTGTGAAGTTTCAGAACAACGCCTTAGGTGAGGCCGGAGAGCAAAGATCTTCCATATACTTCGAAGATCACTTGCTAGGTGTTTATGGCCCATTCGGCTATTGGAAACCTTCACAGTGGTTCCCAGAGATAACGAACTCCTTGAAAACGGCTAGTTTGCGATTCTACTATAGACCGCCAGTCCCTACCCTTGGGAGTAGTGCGACAGTGATTAATTTCCTGTTGGATGGGGTGTATAACTGGGGCGTCAACATGGCAGGCAATTATGACACTTACTCTACCGGAGAGACAGCCATTGTTACAGGAGAGGGCGGAACAGGGTGGTCTACCGGCAAATTGAGTATCGGTGGCTTTAATCGCATCGAACTTCAAATCAGTAGAGACACAGACCCAGCTATCACTATGCGAGTCTTCAGAAGTGATAGTGATCTAACGAACCCAGACCTTCCTGCGGACTATGTGCAAACGTTCAATGTGACCGAAGCGGCTCTTGAGTTTGATGAGATACGGATCGGTTCTGCTGCCAGTGCTGGGAACCTGCATTACTCCTATTATGCTGATCTGGAAATGTGGACAGATTATGATCTGAATGGAGCGTATCAAAACCCCATCGTAGACACGCTAGGCGCTCCGTTTGTTGAGCCTACTTATAAATGGTGGACATTCGACACTCCCGGCGAAAGCTATCTTGATGCAGACTACAATGATGCCGTATTCAATGATCCCGGTAACTTCGTTGAACTAGAAGATCTCGGAGTAATCCGTAGTGTAGACTCTGACGGTACTAATGTTATCTTCACCACCACAGCAGAAGACACTCCCGATTGGGAATCTAGCCTCTCTGGCCCTAACGGTGGTGCGGTAGACGCAGGAGTGAATAACTCCTTTACTAGCGATTCTGGTGTGGACACTCATGCTACTTATTCTGATAGCTTTACAGCGCTTATCTCAGAACCATCAATAGACCACTCAGTAGCCGCAGGTGAAATTTCCACTTTCAACTATGATCTGCCTGCTCCAATGGAGCGAGCTTTTATTCGGTTTATGATTAATTCGTCTGACTATGCCTGTGTAGGTGGTAGTGCAGAAATGAATATCTTACGAGCAGAAGATGTTAATGGAGATGCGATCTTTACCATCTTGGTAGATTACGAATCTGGATACAGTGACTGGGTTGCGTACATTGGTGATGGCGACCTTGCTGGAAACAATAGAACAGAAATCGCAAGACTGTCTGCTGACTCTACTTATATTATAGAACTTCTTTATGATAAAAACATTGTCCATGCAGATAGTCTACTTGCTCGCGTATATGAAACAACAGAAAATGCCCCAACCGACAGTGAGGGATATAGACTAGAAACCAATAAGGTTGATATTGAGAAGATTGCCTTCGGTCCATCGATCACTAGAGACGCAGATTTTGGTGGTAATGATAACGCTGGTGCAGCAATGGATATTACTATTGCGCAACACGCAGTGGACTCCAGAGACTTTATGGGCTTCCCGTCGCAGAATGGTCTCGATGTTGTCGCTGGCATAGCTAATGCATTTACTACAGTAACTGCCACTGGGTCTTCAACCATTGCCACTGCTGATGGGCTGAACGTTCCAAGTGAGAATATCGCCATAGAGCACGCTATCGTTTCTGCACCGGCCATTGCCACTTACTCAACTGGCGGAGAAACAGAATATTACTCTAGTCATTCTGTTATGGTAGAAGCCTATCCCACCCAGATCACCACACTCCTTTCTTTCCGTGACGCTTCTGCAAATATGGCACGAGTAACTATAGATTCTTCTGGCATGGTGGGAGTGCATGATGGAGACACCGCTACAGCAGAAGTAGAACTTGGAAAGATGAAGCTAGGTGAGTGGTATTCTCTTACGGGCATGATTAATGAGACCAAGTTTGAAGCTTCTCTGTATAATGCTGCCGGTTATCGCCTGCGTGCCGCAGGACGTGTAGTCCCCACTACGCACAATGATGTTGAACATATTGACTTCGGAGCAGATCTCAATGCCGCCAATACTCCTTCAGGCTCAGTGTTTACCGCTGATCATAAGAGTGGCACATCATCTCTGGTGGTAGACTGGAATAGCGCAGTTCCTGATGTAGCGTTCCAGTTTACGGACGTAGATGCATTCCTTGAGAAGGGTCAGGTGGCAGGTGGCATCGTCCCTAACGAGTATTTAGACCTTCAGTACAATGGTTCCAGCGTTCTACGAAAACTGAATCTCTTTACTCCACCGGGCACGCCTCCAGCAGCAGGTTGGCCTATCGTTGTGTGGATGCATGGCGGTTCTTGGACTTCGGGCAATAGACTAGACCTGCCAGAAGCACTAAAGCAGTCGTGTCTTGCTATGGGAGTGGCTGTTGCTAGCGTTGGATACCAGCTTGCCGTAGAGACCAGAGCACCCACCTCGATTCCTTCTCCAGTATATAATTTGAATACTGTCTCTGGACGCTTCCCTACTTTTATTCTAGATTTTAAAGAAGCAGCACAGTGGCTGGCTCTTCCGGCGCAAGAATCCACTTATAGTATTGATGGTTCACGGATGATCGCCTCTGGTTATTCTGCTGGAGCATTTAACGCTTTGGCAGCGGTGATAACCCGTGACATGGGTCCAGATGGCAGTCAATACGATCTCACTCTAGCCGGGAACACTGGCTCTCCCTATGAGTACTCTAATGTAGCAGATCCCGTGTTTAAAGCGGGGTATGGATTCGCTCCACCTACAAATCTCGGCAAACTTTACAACTGGGAACAGGGCGGACCCGGAGAGACTTGGCCCTTTTTGGATGGACAGCAATTAGTATATTATGTGATGCGCAGCATGACGGCATACACCCAAAACGCAGACTGGCAAAATCAGATCATGTATATATCCTTTGAAGATTGGGTGGGATTAAATAGTGCAAATATGGTTCCGGTCGGAGCACAGAATGGTTCTGCTGACTATTTCGTTTTCTCTGATATCATTACGCAATCATATCCTGAGTATGGACAGTACGATGAATTTAGAAAGGCCCTAAACACTCCCGGCCTTCCTGATGGAGTGAACCCTGAACACTTGGATGGTAACCCATATCATCATGATTGGGTTAACGATTACATGGAGTTCTATCAGTTCACCAACTTCATTAAGCGGTACATCTAATGGCCTTGCAAACTGGTGGAGAGCGAGAGTATCCTTCCGGCCATAGACGCTTCTTTGGCCCCGGTTACTTCGGGTTCCAGCGCGTAGACAACCTGCCCGCAGTTGCGGAGTCCCCAGAAGTACTTAACTTTTTTAAGGGTATCAAGATCGCCGCAGAAACCTCTGGAGCTACTGTTGCTCCATATTTTGTTGCAACTGGCGGACACTATAAGGGTAATGCTTTGAGGTATATCGACGGGGCTACCGCCTCGCAGCCAAATAACTACGGAATCTCTGCCAATTATGATGCCGGAGCGCCCACCCCCTATGCGCTTGGGATGGGTGGAGACCTGAATCCTACTGCAAGAGATGCTTTAGATCTTGAGGTAGGTTATAAGGATAATAACGTTTTCCCATATCCCGGTGTCTACACCTATGTGCTAATGCCTGACCCGACTGTATACGATCTATATTGGCAAGATTGGGGACGAAACCCAGTTGCAGATAATCTAGATAACCATCAGGACTTCATCTCTAGAAAAGACGTATATTATAGTTTGATTCATTGGAGCACGCTTAGCGCAAGCGACCGAATCAACGGTGGACACATGAATGCTTGGCGATCTCGCTTCCGCACCGGACAGTTCAATTACGCTGCAGCTTCGACTAAACGAGACGTAATAGCGCAACAAGACCCGGACGGCGATCTTGGTGGTGCTTCGGGAGCTAACGCAAACTTTCCACGATACGAGGGTGCACAACCCACATTGTCTTATGATAGCGCCTATGGACAAATAGGCGAAGCTTTCTCTTGCGACACTGTAGATATCTTCCAAACAGTCACAACCAAATACGGGAATGCTACATCCTTGTTTGGGCACTGTAATGGTGGCGGCGTACCTTACGTTGATCACATTGCTCGCTATGATGAGTTTAGTAGAGGACTTATTCCCCACCAGCTACTATGTGTAGTGTGGGAAGGTGCTGATCAGGGAGCCTCTCCCCATGATGGATGGAACAATCCTAATCGTGGATTCAGGTGGCCCGCCCAACGTTCAGACGGTGAATGGGAAGTAACCTCTGGTGATGCAGATATCTATTGGGATGCAGCCGCTGGTATCGCTTCACTGACAGATGATGGCCCCAACTATGAGAAAATTAATATTCCCATGTATGGCTGGATAGTTCGACTTAAAGCCAGCAGCGTTAAGTCTAAAATGGCAGTATGTGATGCGAGCAGCCATGTAGGTGCCCCTTTCGCTAAAGTATTCCTTCGCGCTCTATTTGAATACGGAGCGATTATTATGGACAAAAACACCGTTATTGCTGGTGACGCCAAATTTGATAATGGAACGGGCAGTGTATCAGATCTGCCTAATAGATATCCTAATGATAACTTCGCCTTGTATAATAGTGGTAATATGAGTAATATTACTAGACAACATGGGTTTGGTATGAGGATTGCCTATGATTCTAGGTTTGATGCCATCAGCACTAACCTCGGAACAGATGTAGCCTTGGACAAGGATAACCCAGCGCATATGACAGAAGTAGAAAATAATCCTCTTGACATCGAAGACGCTGTTACTCATTGTATAGAAACAGTCGTGATGTTGGATTATGATGATTTTGAGTTTGTAGATATGGAAGCAAATAATCTCCACGGTGGAGATGTTTGGACTATGGAGGTTACCTGAAATGTCAGTCGCAATTGCCAAAGATGCACGCACGTCTCTTTGGACAGATTTTATTACAACCCAAGAAGCCGCTGTTGGCTTTGCCTTGTATTACTACAAAGAAGATGTCACGGGTATTCTTGGTCCCAGTGGAGCTAACCTCACTTCCGTAGACGAGGTAACTCAGGCTGATCTAGATGCTCATGGCACAGTGGTAGGTGGCACAGGTGGCGATGATGTAATCTTCGACCACGCCTCTAAGTATGCAGATATCACTCTCGAAGAGTTCTCTGTTTCCACCACCGCTTCTGGTGCAAGAAATAATACCGCTGTCACTGTAACTACTGAAGTATCTGTCGCTCCTGATACTGAGATTAAATCATATGCTATCGTTTACGGGAACCTTGACGTTTCTAACGCAGCCTGTAAGGTGCTTACGGTAGCAGACTTCACAAGCACCATCACCATAACATCAGCCAATGGATCTACGAACTATACAGTTCCTGCAGAATCCATCGTTCTGACCGCAGATTAATACCTAGAATATAGCTGAAAGGATTGTAAACAATGGTCATCATGACTCCAGTAACTCCGGCTGCTGGAGAAGAGGTTGAGTTGGCACAACCGTCTTCCGCCGACTTAGACATAGGAATGCTTCCCAGTTCTTATGGATCAGTGTTTGTTAGAGGCGAATTATTTACTCCCAGCCCTGAAGTTTCAGCGGATCAGACCGTTAATCCTAGTGGGTACGAGAATACAAATGTCTTTGGAACCCATACAGTAGAGGTAGAGTCAGTGAGCACAATTACAGCTCAACCCGTAGACGCTGACTGGCGTCAGCAGGGCACAGGCACAATGAACTCCACTGGCACGGATCTCCGTGTCAGGTCGTTTACGTCTGCAGCTAGCCGCCATTACACTGCACTACAATTCGATTTGTCTGCTGATATCGCTGAAGGCGATACGATTACTTCAGTAACTATAGATGGTGTTCTTTCTGGAGTTAACAATTGGTGGGTCATGGGTGGAGACATTCATACAGAGTTGCTAGCTACTCCATCAGCCAGCGGTACCAAAATCTCCGATATGGCGATGTCGGAGGCTCTGCAGGAGTGGGATGATAGTAGCGGTTCTGCTGCTGGACAGGTTTACACATCTCCAGATTTCGCTCCAGTACTACAGGAAGCCGTCAATCTCCCCGGCTGGAGCGGCGTAGTCAACATCCTTCTCGTAGCACGAACAGATGAGAATGCTGGCCCAGTTTCCTATGCTTCCATAGAGAACGTCACATATGATCCCTTTAACATTACGATTGAGTATGAAGGCTCTGGTGGAGATCAAAATTTCAACGCTTCTGGCTACCAGAACGCTAATGACTTCGGTACTCCACAAATCGATCAAACCATCGAGCCAACGGGCTATGAGAACGCAAATGAGTTCGGCACAGCCGATGCAAGCTCTGACCTAACCCCAGCAGGCTTCGAGAATACCAACACGTTTGGTACTCTCATCACAATTGATCAGACCTTCACGCCTACTGGTTTCGAAAACATCAATACCTTTGGTGTTGCCCAAGGTCCAACTCCCCCTATCTCCGCAGATTCCACCGCTCTAGTCGGTGACGCCTTAGTCGGTAATGCGCTAGTTGGCTCTATCGCTTCAGAGTTACCAGTACAAGATGTCTTCCCAACTGGTTTCGAGAATGCCAATAGCTTTGGCACTGTCCAAATAGATCAGACTATAGATGCTGTCGGTTATCAGCAGTGGGAAGGCTCTGAACCGTTCGACTCTGGAGAAGAGTTCGATCATGGATCATACGATGGTAGCGGTAGCCCTCAGTTCGGTACTCCGCAGATCACAACAAATCAGGAAACTCTACCTACCGGATACCAGAACACTAACGAGTTCGGTACTCCGCTCATCACAACAGATCAGAACACCCTACCTACCGGATACCAGAATGCCAATGACTTCGGAACTCCGCAGATCGACCAGACGATCTTGCCTTCTGGCTATGAGAACCCAAGTGCATTCGGTAACCCAGTTATCGGTTCTAACCAACAGCGTACCCCTACGGGCTACGAGAACGGTAACACGTTCGGAACTCCAAGCATAGATCAGCAGCTCTCAGCTACTGGTTATGAGAATACGAATACCTTTGGCACTCATCTCGTGACTGCTGATCAACAGGTAACTCCTACCGGCTTCGAGAATGTGAACACGTTCGGTATAGCTGGTATCAACCATGAGATCCTGCCTACAGGTTACGAGAACCCCAACACATTCGGCAATCCGGTCATCGGATCTGATCAGCAACGTACTCCTACTGGATTCCAGAACACTAATACATTCGGTACGGCCACAGCTACTCGGGTAATTACCCCCATTGGGCACCAGAACACTAACGAGTTCGGTACCCTTGAGCAGATCGCACAGCGTCTCATTGATCAGGGTGGCTACCAGAATCCTAATACCTTTGGCCTACCCGCCTTCACTGAACCTCTCATCCCTGTTCCGGCCCAGAATGTCAACGAGATCCCAGCCCCCACGATCAACCAAACGATATTTGTCTCTGGATTCCAGAACAGCAATGAGTTCGGCACGATAGAGTTCTCGGGCTTAATCTCTCCTACAGGATACGAGAACGCCAACTCCTTCGGAATCCCTCTCATTACCCTAGAAGTTGCAGCCACAGGCTTTGAGAACACTAACACCTTCGGAGTCATCAACGTCACTGCAGTTACTCCGGTAGTTGGACTACAGAACGAGAATACTTTCGGTACGGTCACCATCGATCAGACTATCTTCCCACAAGCCGTTGCTAATAGTAACGAATTTGGTATGGTATGGATTCCCGGTGCAACCGATGATGATTTCTTCTTCTTCACTGTTGCCACCTACTAAGGAGTGGTTATGAGTGCAGCTAAGTCCCAGCTTATTGCCAGGAAAAGAGATCGGGCAATTGCTACGCTTCTGTCTTTCAAAGAGGACGAAGTTGATCCGTTCATT